GGGTAGTGGGTTTTTGTATGCGACCATAGAATGTGTCGAGACAGGTAAAAGTCTTACCAATACTATGAGGATAAAAAGAGGTCTCCATAAAAATAAAATAAATATATTCCCAAACACTAGATTATCAGGTATAGACATTAGTGGTAATACTATTAAGGTAAGGATAAGTAGGAAGCCAAACACATCAGATGATACCGCAGATGAAACTAGTATAATACTTCATAATTTACAGATAAAGATGCAACGTGCTTCAGCACACACTTCTTCTTCTTCCTCAAAGTTTTCGACTGTTTCTTGAATCTGCTCTTTTTTTTACCCTAAATATCATAATAAAAAGCAATATGATACCAATACCAAGTGTTAGAAGGGTTAGAAACTCCGGTGAAAGGACAATTTCTTTGTAGTCCGCCCCCGTTAAATCCCAACAGATAGGACTCTTATAGTCTCCACCGTTCTGCCTCTCAGTATAGCATATATCTAAATCATTACCACCTAATAACCACTCAACGCCTCTCTCAATACGATAATCCATTATTACTACAAGAAATATAATACTGTTTAATGAATTTTATCCGCTTGTTTTTTAAGTCAGGTATTTTTTAGAGGATTATCCTTTAGGTTATCTCTTAGTGCTAGAATATCTTGCGCTCTTTGTCTCCCTACCCCTCTGACAGCCATAACTGCTTTCTGTGTAGTCCTTAGACGTAGTAATTTAGGAATACTACCAAACTCAACCAATAAATCTTCTGCCATTTTAGGTGTAACTCCCTTTACTGATGAAAGAAATGCGACACGAGGGTCAAACTCTCCTTTTTTTATTGCCTTTTGTTGCTCAGAACCATGATTAGAGAAGGCCATTCCTAGTTGGGTATGGTTTACTACCAACCACTCTATAAACTCATTCATAGTAGTCAATTCCATATACTTAATTTTAGGGAATCTTTGGTGAAATGTCATCTTGAATTGAGTATTAACTTTTTTCATCCTCGCCATCTCCATAGCGATTTGTTTAGCCGAAGGTCTCCCGGTGGCGACCCACGGTTTCAATTTAGTACCGTAAACTACCAAGACAGGATTTTCGTAGTTGTCTTGTAGGTCTCTCAACTGAGAAACGACAGTTCTACTGCGACCAATACCAAGAATAGAGCGATATAGGTCATTAATTTCTTTAGCCTCAACGCCCCAAGTACCCATAGCATAATCAGCACTCACCATTCTACATACTTTTACGTTATTTTCACCCATACGCATTAATAATTTATTAACTACTTTGGGGTTTTCTCGGTCATCTACTAGGAGCATAACCTAATGATAGCACGAGGGATTGATAAAGAGTTAGTCTGAACAGCCATCGCATTTCAATTTAGTCAGGGGTCGCAAGCAAGAAGGGCATAAAGGACAACCGTTTTGGTGGAAAGACCCACCTATACCCGTCCAACCACAATAACAGGTATGTATTTTACCCTCAATAATACTACCACCCCTGTTCCATATATACTTCATCTTCCATACTCATAATGATAGTTTTACACTCTAAACAATACTTCTCCTGCACACTTTCTTTACTCCACGGAGCATTACAGTTCACGCAGGTCTTTAATTCTTTCATTTTGGCATCTATTAATATCATATTATTCTCTCCTTGTTCCGTCATCTCTCCAACAAGCACCCTTACACCCTACATTGTCAGATAACCATGAACAAGACGGTGATTGTTCGTGGTCTATTATCGAATACATTTGCATACGTGTCATACTAGTTTTGAAATCTCTCCAATTTAGTTTTTCGATAAAGATAACTGCCTCATCGACTATTTCTCTCTTCTCATCCGTGCTTACTGTCGTTGGGTCAGCAAACAACCTAAGATTCTCTATGAGGTGATAGCCTAGAGCCAATCTAACGGGGTGTTTAGGGTTCTCATGCCTCATAGCGGCATCTATACAGGGCGGTATGGGTATCTGTCCCGAACTACCTATCGCTCCATGAAAAATATTAGTATTGAGTTCCTTCGGCTGTGGGTTTTTGGCAATCCATTTAACTATATCGAAATCACTATCAACAGCACGTCCTCTAAATGGGTCATGGATATTATACTCTCTGTTAGGTGTCTCAGGTATCTCATAATTGAGAGGGTCTTTGACGAAATCTAATGTAGGTATATTTACAGCCCACTTATTTCTTTTAGTGTTATATGTGTTGGGTATACGTGTTAATTTTTGAGGATGGCCTACACCATCTAGGGTAGGTAAATCTTTAGCAACACTTCTTTCATATCTATCTATGTGCTTCGCTATACTAGTGCCGATTACAGGGCGCTTAAACATCTGATGTATATGAAAACCTCTGCCTGTAAATACAGTCCTTATGTCACCTTGTAGTCTAGATATGAGCGTAGCGACATCTCTTTTAACATCGTCCATAGAACCACCATCCTCAATATCAAAATCCCACCACGCTCTATCCATTATAACGCTCTCTACGTCGTACTTCCACGGTCTCGAAGGGTCTTTTCTTTGGAATGCATAAAGAGAAGTATAACAAGAAGCCTTGCCGTTCACACTATTTATGTATTCATCAAAACTTTTACGGGAAAAGCACTGGGAACGGCGAAGCCCAATCTCTCTAGGAAACAATAACATAAATTCACTCTTCTTTTACCGGAAAAACATATGTAGCACCACAAGCACAAGCCAATATTGTCATTAATTCGGGCTCATGCCCTTCCTGCCCGGTTACTCTCCAAACTTCTTCTTCGCCTTCCCAATCAGTCTTACCGCATCCTACGCAAATCATATCAGATTCAGTCATATTTCCACTCCTTAACACCGCTCAGTTCTGCCTCACAATCCAATGAAAAGTCACACCATACTGGACAGAAATAATCATTCCAATTCATAGGCCATTGTTGGGAACTTAGTGACTCAATAGTGTCATATAATGATTCCTCAAAAATACTAAACGACCGCTCGCGGAAAGGTTCTAAAAGGGCATATCCCTTCTCTGCACCAACCCACATAGTCTTACCCCTTTTGTTACCTTCTAATAACAATTTATCATTACCATCTTCGGGGTATTCATAATCAGGAGTAATGTATAAAAAGTGTGTGACCTTATCATAACCCAAACCCCTCAACAGTCTTGTGTAGTAAACTAATTCTTTTCTAGTCCTACCCAATTTACCCATATTCATTTTACCTGTTTTCAACTCAACAAGTATTAGTCCACCGTCGGGGTGTCTAAGAACACCGTCTATCAAACCCACCCATACGATAGGCTGTCCATTCAATTCTTCATAGACTTGATGCTTAACTTCTGCCTCTACTACCTCGAATCCCCCTATGTCATGGGCTATTTGGTGTAATAGTATGTTTAATGAATCAACACCATCATCGTCTGACACACCTTCTTCGCGCGCCGCTTCCATCAGCACGTCAGCACCGTCTAATAAACCTCTTTCCATAACATTATGTATAGCAGTACCACGAAGCATCTCTTCTGTGCGTGGTGGGGTGGGTATATCAGCGACATATCTCCAATAAAATTGACGGGGACACATCTTGTATGTCATCAACGATGACTTACTAATCCTTAGTATATCTTTGTCTTTAGGAATGTAAGATGAGTTAGAAGATTGTTGGTCATTCGCTTTCATCCTCAGCACCATTATCCCAATCCTCAAACGATGTTTGTTCACCGTCTAGTAGGGAAGATTGGCAACTAGGGCATATATCCTGTAAAGGAATACCCTTTACTTCAGGACGTAGTATTTCTTCTTCACAACTAGGACACGATATTTTATTTAGTTTACCTAAGTCCTCTAATAAATTATACACAAGCATCTGTAACCTTACTACATCGTTACCCATGTGTTGTATCACGTTCACCGTTTCATTTGCAAAAGTCTGCATATCTTCGTCTTTCATATTCTTAGCACTCCTGCATTACTGTTATAAAGTTTTATACCCATAACATATCACTCAAACCATTCCTAGCATTTAGTATGGGTTGTATATTCCATCCCGCCAAATCATAGTAAGGTTTTATTTTCTTTACTACAAACCTATCCACCATTATTTTAGTACCGATTGTTTCTACCCCCTCTATATCTTCGGGGCTGTCGAATGCTATGTATTTTCCATTTTCATTTAAGGTAACAGAAAAGAAAGAGCCCTTTCTGTAACCCTTCCCCAAATACTCATTAGCCCATGCTGCGCCCGCGCTTGAGCCGGACAATACCTTATACTGGTTTAAGTTTCTTTCTAGTTTACCTTTCATACACAAATCCAACGGGTCTGTCTTTCCTTTAACAACAGAATCAACCATATTACTTATGCGCTCAGTAACTCTTTCCTCTTTCTCATTAGTTAATATTCCCGTAATGGTATCTAACATAGCCGCCTTCATCACTGGTGGCATTCTAGATTGTTTCATCTCAATACCTTTAACGTAAATATTAGGCTCATGGTATTCTCCATTAGTCCATGTGACTATACCCGTGTATCTATTTTTAGCCACCATAATAATACGAGGACACCACTTCTCAAACTCAGTAACAATAGGGTGCATTCTCTCATTAATCAAAGATAGTTTTTCCATACCTATTTCGGCTGTGGGCATAGAGCAGAATACAGAATCGGTATGACCATAGATTACATCGAAGCCTACGTCTTTAGCATTCTCCATCAACTGTCCCAAAGTCTCTCTTGAGGTGTAGGTAATAGCCGCAGCGATTTCGGGGTGATACAACCCATACTTGGCATCGCCAGCCACACCATACATAGACGCTACCAATGTCTTAGCAGCAAATTGCATAGTTTCCCATTTCTTTTTTTGTTCGCCCTCACTCATAATCATTTTCATTTTGAATTGGTTTCTAAAACTGGTCATCAATTCCATTTGTCTGACAAGTAATCCCTTACTACCCTGTGTAAACCTAGAACCATTTCCACAATCCACTCCGTCAGGGTTTAGGGTTTCCCAACTGATATTATATTTTTCAGCATTGGAATGATACATAGCGCGTATATCTAATATACCTATATTATCATACACTCCGCCCTCTACCTTGAGTATCTCAGCACCTTCATAATCCACTTTAGCAAACTGCGCCCTACTAGGTATCTTGCGGTCAAACTCTTTATCCCTTAAAACTAAGTTAGTAAACATTTTAGTTATGAACGGTGTGCTTCTTATATCACATTGAACTATGTGTTGTAAAGCGGTATAGTAATCCAAAGCATTAACTGCATGGTCTAGTCTAGGTAACAACCTCACGTCTTGCCTACAATAGTGTATGTAAAGGTCTCTATCAGTAAACCATGTGTCGTGACCATCAGGTAACTCAACCTTAGTCTCCCCTACTATCTCCTGCCCAACATCACCTAACTTATAGGAAGGTAGTTTACCATTTTTCATCTCCCATAATTTAGAAACAGCGAGCATCAAATCTATACAATTCCTACCCACTATTGGTTGTTGCCAATCACCATATTCATATCTTAATTTCCTCATAGGAGACAACCCATACGAAGGTAATCCACAGGCTCTAGTCCTCTCGACTATCTGCTTAATGTCTGCGCCTACTACATACCATCCTGTGATAATATCAGGGTCACAATTTTTTAGTATTCTCATAAAATGTATGAGCATTGAACGCTCATCGGCGAATGCCATAGCGGGGGTATCATAGGTGTATTTCCCTAGTTCAGAATGTGCTACCCCTTCACCGTCTTTCAAGCCCTGCTCCGCAAGCGTACCATCAACAAACCAAACATATTCTTTTTCGGTAAAATTATCATAGGCTACCATGACTCTCATGTGTCCAGTTACCGGAGACCATTCGCAATCAAGATACCAAGTCCTATGTTTATAGTTAGGTATAGGTTCGTTGCCGTCATTTATGTAATCACAAAGAACTTTGCTAGTGTAAGGTATATTCCCTTCCCAAGTTTCGCCAGCATTTGATATTTGGCTAACGTCATAAGGAGAAGCGCAGTAAACCTTACTCAAAGACTCACCGTACAAGCCGGTGAACCCCTTTTCTATCTTAACTGCTTCTGCCAAATGTTTAGCATCTTCCTCTCGCACATAACAATAAGGCCAATATCCTGAGATACTTTTTTCGTATCTTTTGCCGTCGCCGTCTCTAGCCCTTATGATAACATTTCGCCCTGAGCCTTTCTCCACTATCATTCAACATCAAGCCTAAACATTCTCAAGTGGTTACAATGTTCACATTCATATATTTCTGCATTTTCTATATTTTCTACAAAAACCCAAGTGTGGAATGCTCCACACCTATCGCACTCAGGCCATCGTTGTGTGTATTGAGTCATAGTATCACTCTAATTTCCTTGCGCCTGTACTACGGGTTTGAATGTTATGCCTCTTCAACCAATTGTTGATACACATAGGAGTAACACCACAGATAAGACCCAACTCGCTCATTGTCTTACCTTCCTCTCGATACATTTTGTGTAGCCACCCACCATCTTTGTATGCGGTTTTCGCCGCTAAGGTTCTAAGAACAATAGTAGCCTCGTATTCAGTACCATTAATGGTCATTTGTCTTTTATTAATGCCTAGTTCAATTTTATATTGTTTATTCATTATCATTTTAATCACCCCAAGTTACTTGCTTGGAAAATAAAGTCGCCATCACCTAACGTGATTAGCATTCTGATACCCTGTGCTTCGGGTCTAAAGTCAAAGAAGTGTATGTCAACAGTCCCTACTAATTCTTTGAAAACATACTCTAGTCCACCTTGAAAGTCCGACTCGAAAAATGGTTGTATCAAGGTATCTATCTGAGAGATAGTTTTACCCCTAAGTTTCTTTCCTACCTCTACACACAATCCTCTTTCGTCAGAACTAACTCGATATAGATTAAACTTTTGAGCATTCATTCCGTCGCATCTAAACGCTTCGTACAAGGTAGTAGTGTCTAGCCCTTCCCAAGAAGCAAAGGGTTTTCTTTTAGCCCCTGTTTTCATGCTGTAAAATGGTAGAGTACCTGAAGTGCCATTCCTGTTCCAGTTTCCGTAAATCTTACCTGCTAATGCAAGTGATTTCATTTCCCATTCAGAAACACTATTAGAAGTGTGGGGAAATGCTAATGCTTTATCAGAGGAGGTCAGTGTAGTTTGTTTGTTGCCCGACCTAATAAGCACTTTGTCATCACCTATCTCTAGAGTCAAAGTGTTACCATGATACTTCAATGCACCAATAAAAGCCTCTATATCGGATATAGCAAAAGACCCTTCGCCAACACAGGGTGTAGATAAAAGACTCAAAGATGACAAACCATCCTTAACTAAGGAACAAGCATTAAGCCTACCACCTACTGCTCTCATCATTAGAGAGTGAACCTGTGGCATTACTTTCCCCGCAACATTTTGTTTACGCTGCGATACTTGTAACAACCACAGGAAAGAATTGGCTTCAACAGTAATCATGTTACTCATTCCATAAAGGGTAATCCGAACCACTCTACTTTACCATCAGATACTTTGAGTATGTCATGCTTAGTACCGACTCTCTCGATGTTATTACCCTTCATCTCTTCGATAGTAGCACGTACAACCCACTCACCCTCGGCAAGTGTCCTGTCACCCTCTACTCCGGCAGCAGGGTCGCCCTTTTTCATAAATCTTGATAGGAATATCTGTTGAGAAAACTTTCGCATTGTTCCCTTCTCCCATTCAGGGCGGAAACCAACGGTCATCAAAACCTTCTTTCCTGTTCCATCGTCCATAAACTGTGATACGGCCTTAAGGTGGAATGTGAAGTAAACCTTGGCGACATTCAAACTGTGTATTCTAGTTAGTACATTTCTGTAAAGCCTGTTTCTCTCTCTCCATTCCTTCTGATTGAAAGCACCATCTTCTGTCTCGATAACACCACGACTTAGTAGCGAAGCCCGCATAGCGTGTTCACACCACTTAAGGAATGTTGAGCCACCATCAAAGATGACTCCACCCACTGAATCAGGGTCTTCCTTTACCTTTTCAGCGAGGATGTTGACATACCAAGAGGCTTTGTCCACAAGGGCTTTGTAATCCACATTGTTATCCTCATCGAAGATAGAGTCATCTGTCTCGTCATGGAGAGGTAATACAATAATGTTAGGTTTGTCAGGGAAGATATGGTCAACGGTCGTCTTAGCAGAATTATCCACATCAAAGATATAGATATTCTTTCCCTCTTCAATTTCTTTAGTTAGACACG